CATTTGTCTTGGTAAGAACTGCGCTCGTAGCCTGGGCATCGATATCAGTTCCACCTGCGAAAGAGAGATTTACATCTCTGCCTGTGATTACATAAGTAGCCACTTATTCCTCAATTCGTGTAGTAGGTTGAAACATTAAAATCAGCTACTAGCAGTTCACTAGCGCCTACTTGCGTTACCTGTGGTTTTTCCAAAACACCGATAACATAATTTGTGGGCATAGCCCCCAAAACCTGAATCCATAAGCGCTCTAGGTTATCTAGAGCTGCTGCATTGGAGTGATACGCCACGCATAGGGTAAGCGTATAATTTAACTTAGTGCGAATTGTAGACTTACTAATAGTTTCCAATTCGGCATAGGGAGAATCTGGCACAACCACTACGGCTGGTGGAATAACTGACTCTACGACATGGTCGTACACACTAGCTGTAACGCTTGCTAGGGCACTTTTAAGCGCTGTTCGGGTATCTATTATTGGCATATTGTGCCTGTGTCAATAAAAGGCGCTAGAAGCCCTGTTACGCGGCTTGTAAGGCTCTTGCCCATGCGGTAAGGGGTAGGCGCAAAGTCCACGCCCTCGATCTGTCCGCCTGCTGCTGTGCGGCTCTGGAATACTTCCGTAGCAACTACATAGATTGCAGATTCGATAGCATCGTTACCGACATAAGTAGCTGCGCCGGATAGTGTTGCTTTGCCACTAGGAATAACTTCAGCAAAATTAATATCTGCATTAGTTACATCAAAAGTAAATACTCGGTAGGGGTTGGCTGTGCCTTCGCGTAATATCTGGGTAATAATTCCAACAGAACTAATTGCAAAAGTATCTAAATTAACAGATTTAACTGTGTGTGTGCCATTGTAAGGTGAGCCAGCACCAGTAATTACTACTGATTGCCCAACATTAAATGGGTGTTCGCCAACTGTGTAAATAAAAGCTTGATTGCTTATTAGTTGAGTTCCCCCGATTGGAGATGCATAACTAACCAGCATTGGTAGCACTACGCTCTCGGCAGTATCTATAATCTGGTTTAAATATGCGTCATTGTAAAGAGAACTGGACACGCCAAGAACACTACGCAACTCGCTTGCAGTAATGATTGTTGGCATATCTACTCCTTTGGTGAGAGGTGAGCGCTCGGGAGAACACGCCCACCCCTCGATCTAATTAATTACGGGGTTACTGTAATGCTTCGGAAAGCAGTTGGGTATTTAGGTGCGCAAGCAACATAACCATAAACTCCGATTTCAACCTGTGCGTTAGCAACAATGTTAGATCGGATTTGGATAGCGCCGCTTCGATACATTGTAGCTGCATCGGAAGCATAAACAATACCCTTAACACCTGTGCCAGTATCAAGGTTTGGATCAACCACTAGCTGCAAGCCAGCAATTGTTCCCTGCGTACTGCCTTGAGACATCAAGCCAGCGGCATTTTGAGGTGCTGCTGCGGCAAATAATGGTCGAGCGCTGCCATCAACTTCTTGTAGCAATTCTGCAAAATTAGCAGTATCAGCCAAGAAGCGATTAGGTGTGCGGCGTAGAACTCCGTAAGAATCAGAGATACCCTTTGCAATACCTTTGTAAAGTGTTGCGCCGTCTGAAGTTCCAGTTGCAGCTGCTGCGATGCTAAATGCATACGCATCAGCCTTTTGCGCCCAACTTGCACTGAGTTCCCTGAGCAAAATGTCCGCATATGAGGGGTCGCTGCGCTCAAGTAGCTCTGCGTTTATTACATTCGCTCCACCAATTTTTACGACATTAACTTCTAGTGAAGTGATCGTGGTATCGGTAGAATCTAACTCAACACCTTCAGCGGTTACTGCTGTGGTTGCCTGAGTTCCAATAACTGGACGATAGAATTTCATACCTGTTGCTGGCAAGACACCTTGCTCTAGTGAATCAGCGAATGGCATTGAATCATCGATAATACCAATTAGGTCGCGTAGATAAGTTGGTGGAACTACACCGATATTCTCAGCAGTAGTAGCAACTTCCAAAGCAGCAACTAGATCGCGTGCATCTGCATCGCCTCGCTGTGCCTTAATTTGTGCTAGTGCATACTGACCAGCGGTTACATTTGTATCAACTCGTGGTGAGGTGAATACAGGGGCAGAAGTTGGCTTAACGCTTGCTTCTACCTTAGCTGCTTCAACCGAGACTTCGTTCTCGGTCTGAAGCTCTGGAGTCTCGGTCATATCTGACCCTTCCTGTTCATTTGTTGGATCATCTGAAGCGGCTACCTCAGAAACTCGTGCAGAATCTATTGCTGGGGTTTCAACTAAGGAAACCTCTACTAGATTACTCATTTTGACTACTAGACCTTCGTCTGTGTTGTCGTACTCTGTTAATTTAATACCAACCGACAGACCGTCTTTTAGTCCGTCCATAGCCTCAATAATTGCGTCATTACCTCTTTGCGTCTTAGAGATAGAAAAACGAGCATCTACGCCCATGTCGGTTACTTCGTACTCAAGTAATTTTCCGACAGGCTTGTCCATGTTGTGGTCAATAAATAATTTAACAGGTTTTAAAGCAATAGAATCTTTTGCAAATATAGTTTTACCAGCGCTGGTATTTCCTACCTCGCCCCAAGTAACAATACGACCTGAGATAGTTCGGGAATCTGTGTCAGCTGCAATAACTGATACTGGTACGGTTATTTTCATACTAAGTCCTCTAGTTCTCTAATTTCCTCAACACTTAAAGCGCCAATAGTGCTAAGAATCTGATAAACCCTAGCGCGTTCCTCAGCTGTACCGCGTAAGAAGTCATCTAAGTCATATCGGACATGCTGGGTCTGTGGTGTAAAGTCTGGCTGGCTTAATCGCTGCTCGATTGCCACGATAAACGGTTTAATAGATAAGTCGATTAAATCTCTACGGCTCTGGGTTACATTTGAATAAGTCATAGATCCAGTATCAGCATTTAGATACCAGGCAGGGATATTACATAATCTTGCTATCTCAGCTGCTAGGTATTGTCGCGCTTCAACCATTTGTAGATCGCGTGGGCTGTGACCAAACTGCTGTAACTCAATATCTGCATTTAGAAACGCTGTAGATCTTGTCTGCCTGGCTGATTTCCAGCTCTCAAGCAGTTTAGTAATACGCTCAGCAGGTAAATTAACGCCATTAGACTTAAGTGCCATAGCTGGTGATGGCTCCTGGGCAAAGTTATATGCTGACTTCTCTAATTCGTGTGCTGTGCGAATTGTACGACCGCCACGCGCCAGAATACCTTCATCTAATCCGTAAAATACAACTAGCGAGCCTACGCCTTGATCTGGCACTTTTTTACCGTCTACTGAGTGGCCAATTACCTCGGTTGCAGCTGTATTGTAATTAACATTTACGCGAGTTGGGACTATGCGTGTCCAGCTCTTAATTCTGTTTGGAAACTCTTGGTAAGTCTCTAGCACCATGCCATAAGCAATGCCATAGAATAATAAATCCTCGGCAATCCAGAAGTAAACTCCCGATCCAGCCACGCGAGTATCAGGCTGATTTATAACTCGGGGACTATCTATGTAAGAGTTATCAGCTCGTAGGCGTGTTTCTAGGGGTAATGCGCCAATAGTGCCGCAAATTATATTGCGAGCGCGAGCAAGAGCTGGTACTTGCATCGCTGTATTTCTATCGACCGCAGCAACATTTCCATAATTAAAATAATAACCATTAGAAGTATTTACCGGTGCAAGGGAAGCTACTAGATCAGCATTGTCTTGTGCGGCTATTAAATCGGCAGTAGTCAGAAGTCTAAATTGATCTCGTAGTCCCATAGGGGGGCATTATAGCATACTTTGCACATTTGTGCAAGCATTTACACAAATTGAATATCTGTGTCGCTTATTGGTTTGCTTGCAAGTGATATAGCCATAGCAGCTGCAACCGCACCTGTAACATTTGCATTACTAGCGCGTCTACCGATCAACCAGCCACCCTCAGCAAACGGAATACGAGCGCAAGCGGAGATATGCTTGTTAAAAGTTACTTCATCTTTGTGAATTAGGCGGCTATGTTCCATAGCGCTTAGCATCTGATCGCACGCCATAGCAAACGCCCTACCGTCTATGGCAGTAGTCATAATTCCGGCAGAAGCTAGGCGAGCTGCGACCGCTTGCCCTGTATTCTTGCTGTAAGCAATTTCTGTAACATCATAAGCCTTAGCCCAATCAGCTACGGCATTAGCAATCGTTAAATCGTCTAGTGCTGTGTCTGAATCAAAGGTCTGAACTAATCCTAAAGCTATTTTACCGTCGATTATCTGGCTTGCTACTAGCGATGCTTGGTTTCGTCTAGGAGTAACATCAAAGGCTAGATAAGTTTGTTGCCCAGGCTCGACTACTAGGTCTGGGTTAGCGCATTGGTTCCAGGCATTAGGTGACCACGGGCTTTGTAGCGTGTCTACCCATTGACACAATATCTCACAGCGTACTACTGCTTCGGGTTCATTAAAAGTTGCTTTAATATTATCAACATGGACAGTTCTACCCATAGCAGGGTTAGCCCATTGAGCAGACTCGATGCTTATATTGCTGTTTGGTGGCGCTGACCATTCTAACCATAGCAGGGAATCTGTAACACCCTGAATAGTTGCCATGCCACGATCGCGCATTTCATTAAGTACCATAGAAGTAGCATCTCCGGCATTACTAAAGCCATAAAGCGCAGGATTCTTGGCTGCTAATTGTGTTTTGGTAATGGCTGACCACGCGCCATAGTCTTTATGCTCTCGCAGCTCGTCTAAGTAAATAGTTTCTGCCCCCGCATAACCACGACCAGCAGCATTGTTAGCAACTACCTTAAACCTACCCCCATTGTTAAACTGTATTTCCTCTTGCCCATTAGTCCGGCGAATCTTTTTCATCTGAGCCATAAGCCAGTCATGCTGTTCTATTAGGTCTAACAACTGGTTAAAGTGTTCGAGCGATACTGCT